CCTTGATCAGTCGGTCGAAAAGTTCCTTGTCCATCGCAATCTCCTTTCAAAAGGTTCTCGTTCTTTCCGCCTATCCCACTACCCGAGCCAATTCACGGGCAATGCGAATTGCCTTGTCGTGGGCTAAATACGGAAAAGTTCTTGTCAAAAGTGCGGCAAGGTCGGTAATCGACAACCGCTGCTGCTCCATAGCATACCGCCCAAATGTAGCAATGGAAGAGGTCTCCGCAAGACTTTGCGGTACGAGAGCCGAAAGGGGGGCTCCCGCAGCCGGTAATGCGGGGTATTGATGACCTACACTCCCTCCGTAGGAGGGATTATAGCCAGCCATAGCCTTTGCAATTATTTCCAGACGTCCATCTGGATTTACAGGATGTGCGGTGATTGCGACGTTCAACACCCGGGACTTCATAATGTCTTGCCCCAGGCATTCCTGCTTCTTACCCTCGATACTGAATCCCAACCGACGGGGAGCCCCCGCTTTTTGCATGGCCACAGCGGTCTCAAAAACCTTTCTGGCTTGCGGTTTATGGAGATAAAGGACGCCCTCTACATTGGTCGCTGGTTTTCCATTGCTTGTCGTCAGGGAAACTTTTTCAGGGTGTCCCAGAACATTCTCCGGACCCTGCATATGTTCGTAGTTGAACCAACCGTGTTTGAGGAAATATGACCAGTCGATCCCCTTCTGGAGAATCCGCTCCCCCTGGAAATCCCGAGATTCCGAGCTGACGATCCCGCCGATGCGACCTACCAGAGATTCAGCTTTTTCGGCGTTGGGGCGTGCCTTTTCGATAACACTGAAAGGAACCCAGAGGCTAAAAAAATCGTTGGTTGCGTCACTCATTTTTCGGCATCTCCAACACCCCTTTGGCGTTTACTACCATCCCCGGAGGCACACTCAGGGTATCACAGCGACAATTTGGATGCACCGGCCAAATCGTTGCAACCCAAGATGTTGCGTTTTTCCCGACGTTTGTCCCGTTCGTCAATAGTTCTTTCACATTGAAGATCCGGGGCGTGCCATCGGTATTCGAGAAAAGTCGTAGACAGTGGGGACAAGCGTTTGTCTCCGGTATCCGAGCGATCTGGGCACCCTCTCCCCAATCTTCAACCGCTTCCAGAAAAATACCCTCGTTGTACGCCCCCTGCAGTTCCGTGCGCGCAATCCGCTCCCAATCGTGATTATACTTCCCGGTTGTCCGGGCCAGCTCCAGGGCCAGCGTTTGATAATCTCGATGTGTTGCCAGAGCTTCAGCGACCTTCTCCCGGATCTCCAGGATGCGGGCGTGCCGGAGCACAGCATCCGCCTCTTCCTCAATATCCACATCTCCCCAAACCTCTTCTACCGCCCCGCCCAACTCGTCCCCCATGATGTTTCCCAGCCCCCGACAATAATCCCCGGCCCGCATCATGGCGCTCTGGTAAGCGCCCGCTTCGCTGGTGCTCATCCACTCCGGCGTTTCCACGTCGGTGCTCAAAACGCTGGGCGTCGGAGGGGTTTCCGGAGACGGTTGTTGCGGCTCCACAGGAGGTTTCGGCATATCAACCGGGATGCTCACCGGAGGAAGTGTTACCGGAGCTTCCGGTGCCGCCGTTATGGAGGCGTCAACAGCCCGTTTCCACTCCTCCAGCGTGCGCTCTCGCAGCGTCGGTCGCTGTTTTGACGGAGTTGCTTCCGTGATTTTGGCTACTCGATACATGAAATCGAGGGGGTCCACCTCGTTGACCATCCCGGGGAGCAACAGACCTTTGAGGTCCATCGGATTGATAATGCCCTGTCGCAACATCAACTGGACCCGCTCGGGAGAAACACCCGGAGCTGCTTTGCCGTAGATTTTCACCAATATCGCCTCGTGGTGCAGGCGTATCAGTTCTTGCCAAGCCAGTTTGAGAATCTTGGCTTTCAAGGTGTCAACCCCTCTTCCAAAACCTCGTGCAGTTTATCGTCCAGGGCTTTCGCTAAAGCCGCCGTCCTTTCCCGGTAGATGTCCGCCATTTGCTGGGTCAACTCCTCAATAACCGCCATTTCCCCCCCGCGAGGCTTGTCAAAAGCTTCCGGGGGGAGTCCAGCGGCTTTGATAAGGGCTGCTCGCATACCCAGCTCCGCCTTGGCTATCAATTCCTCCTTGGAACTGGCCAGAAACTCGCCCGGGGTGCTCTCTTTGAGGTTGATTTTCATGGTCTACCTCTTAAACGATTTGACAAGGTCAGTGAGCGTGCTGGGGAACGCTTTGGCTGTTGCTCGCAAAACCTCTTGAGCTGCGTAGCGAGCTGCGTTGGTTCGCTGTCGTTGCCAAGCGCCTTCGCTGGGGCTCCACCGGAAACCCCGGCTCTTGAGCTTGGTTCTCATTTCGGCGTCGGGTTTTTCGTCAAAAAGGATCTGCACCCGGTTGTTTTCGGCGCTGTCCACTACCGTGCCACCGGAAAAAGCCGTCTCGGTCGTGGGCTTGTCCTGCTCTCGCTGCACATTGGCAAGCCGCTCTTTTGTAGTGCGGATGTTGGCGTTGTTGTTGGTCATCTCGTAAGACGGTATCCCCGTGCGCCCGGAGTAATCCGGCTTCAGAAGCTCTTTCGCTGTGAACTCGGCCAGCCCGATCTCTTCTTTCAACTGAGTTATTTTCTCAGCATCCGACACGCCTTTCTTGCGGACAATCTTGTTGATAGCCTTGTGGCGAGCCTGAGTAGCCTCCAGCTCCGCAACCTTCTCTTCCAACTTCACGACCACGTCGGGCCGGTCGGAGCTGATTGCTTTCGGATTCATCTCATTGAGCATCTTCCGGGTAGTGTCATTCACGTACTCGGTCATCTCCTGGCTGCGTTTTATCTCCACGGCGTTGGCTTTGTTGTTTCTGGCCGTGGGGAAGTTCGACCCACCTGTGATCATCGTCGACATCGTGCGAGACTGCGCATCCAACCAAGCCATGTATCTCTGTTTGAAACCGCCAACGAAACGGCTTAGCTGCTGACGTGCCAGCGCCAACTTCTCCGGGTCGCCCTTGGCGGCGGTTGTCAACTCAGCGGCCACGTTATTGACGACAGACACGTACTCCTTTCGGGTCTGCTCCGCCCGCCTCTCAGGATCAAATGACGTGCCGGAAAAAGCTGCCGTTGCTTGCCGCATCGGTATGTCGTCTTCCGTGACGGTCTGCCCCAGGTTTCCAGCCGGGGAATCGTCTACCTTTTTGATAGGAACTTCTTTAGCAGGTTCTACCAGAGCCCCTTTCGCTTCCCTCTTTTCCGCCCGGTCTACTTGCCCTTGAAGATTCTCCATCTGCTTCCGAGCGGAATCTGCTTGCTGTCGAGTGTATTTCGTAAAACCTGGGCCGCGTGTAGCGGAGTTGGTAATGCTGGTATACCTTGCGTCGACAGCAGCTAACTCGGTTTTCAAATCGGCAGCGGTCCTGGGAGGCCGCTTTTCCGCCGTCGCCGTCTCGACCACTTCCGCCAGACCCCCGGGGAGCAAACCGGCTTCAACCGCCGGCGTCTCTTTCTTTCCGGCCGCTACCGCTGCTTGACGAGCTGCCTCTTCGGCCTGCATTGCCTCCTCTTTCGCTTCCTTGTTGATGGTTGCCAGGACGCTATGCCGGAACACTTCCTGGGGCGTCTTGTCCTGCTTGTCCAGGCGCTTTTGGCCTTCCGGGTAGTGACTGGCCATCTTGGAGTAACCCCGGAAGACATCTGCCATCTGGTTGGTGCCCGGGCGCCGGATCAGCACTTCCAAGAGGGTCATAGCCCGCTCGTTTTCTAGAACCGGGTGTGTGGTCCCGAAGAGGTCTTTGAAGAAAGACTTGGTGTGCTCAAAGGTTTCCTTGGACATATCCGACTTGAGCGTGACACCGGTCCCCCGCTCCGCCTTTTCCTGCAACACGTTGTAGGCGGAAATGGCCGTCTGGAGGTCGTCGGAGAGGTTGTAGTGGGCTCCGTACTTCTGAGCCTGGACCATGTACGGCACGGACCTGGCTAAACTCTCCACCATGCCCGGGCGTGTGTCGGAAAGGAGATCGGCGTCGTCTATCATCCTGCCAACGAGGATTCTCGACACAAGGGTTTTCCCGTCGGAATTGAGCTGACCGGTTCCCTTTTTCATATACTGATTGGCGTTGCGCTCGTCAATAACTCCCGCTTTATGCAGGGCGTCAATGAACGGCCGGGCCCGGGGCGTGCTGAGATAGGCGGACAGCGTCTCCCCGTCCTGCATTGTAGCAGCCAAGGTCTTCAACGTCACCTCGTCCAGCCGGCGCCCCATGGCTACCTGCATTGTCCGGGGGTCCATTGCCTGCGTGAACGATTCGTTCATGCCCCGGACAAGCAACTGCATCCCCTCTTTGCTGGTATCGTCCGGCTCCACGACCCGCACGAGCACCGGTTGTTTGAAAGCGGCCACGTCGTCGGGCGTCAAACCAACCTGATGAGCATGGTCCGACAGATAGGCTTTCATCTTGGCCGCCACTTCGGGATGCTCCAGGTAAGCCATCTGCACGGACATCGCCCGGCTGTTTCCGCCCAGCACGATATTGTCCGGGGTCACAATCGGAGGGCCGTTGACGGCGTCCGGGTTGGTATTGATGATGAAGGCGGGGTCCAGCCCTTCGGCGTGTCTCCGGACCTTGTGCTGCTCGTTGGGATCCCGGTGATAGGCCCGCTCTTGAACACCCTCCGGATATTTCTCACTGGCTTTGAAGTGGTTGGTGACATCGTGGGATGCTATAACGTCCCCGGCCTCCATCAGCTTGTACTGCGCACGCATGGCCCGGGGGCGGCCTCCGTCCCCGGCGATGTAGAACGTCCCGATAGAGCCATCTGCTTTCGGTTCCGTCCGAGGAGCTACCGACGGCACTTCCAACAGCGCCTCGCGCACGGGCGCAACCGCACGATCCGCTATTCCTGGATAAGCCGTTGCCAGCAGATCAAGTTGGTGCATGTTCGTCGCTGAAAGCGCTTGTGCCAGCACAGCAGCAACTTCCGCTGTAGCGCCCTTTTTCCCCTTGGCTACCTTCAACAATGCCTGCAGCTTGGCCAGCTCCCGCTCTGCGGCCTTAGCCACGTCTGCGATCTTGCTGGCAAAGGTATCACCCTGCCCTCTGGGTTTGCGCAGCTCCAGGGCGGCGGCAACGTGCTTGGCTTCGACTTTCTTCCCGCCCGCCAGATTCTCAGAGGCGCCGATAATCTCCTGATGGTGGCGGGCGTTCTTGGCCCCCTCCGTGGTCAAGACGTTGCCAATCACCAACGCACGAGCATCCGGTTCCCAGCCCCGGCGCTCCAACGACTGTGAGATAATCCGCTTCGCCCGGAAAGGGTTGACTCCGGCCCGTTGAAAAGACGCCTGTAGCTTGGCGTACACTTCCGGCACCTGTTTGCGCAGCTCTTCCAACCGGGATTCTTCCGTTCGACCCTTCAGGTCTGCCAACAGTGCCCGAGGGACGTGGCGCAGAACAGCGTTTATGGCCTGCCTGGCCCGCTTCTCAGCGTGCTTGTAGTAACTCTCCCCGTAGTACCGGGCCAGGAGCTTCGTCCACTGGTCCGGTGTCACAGTGCGCATAGCATTGCCTAATTGCAGTGTGATGTCCCCGTTGTCGTCAACCTTCTGGACAGTCACCGTAGCTGTTCCCAGACGCACCTCTTCACCCTCTTTGACATCCCGGGCGGAAGCGCTTTCAGCATAGTAGTAGCGGTATTTACGATGCCCTTGTGCGTCCAGGTAGGGCACTCGGCGGACGTACTTCCCGCCGACCTGGACGCCCTTGTAGAAGAGCCTCTCCAACAAAGATTGATCCATCTGCTCCAAGGTGTTGTCTATCTGGGTCACGGTTTCCAGGTAGAGCATGGCCTTCTTGGCAACCAAGTTTTTCGGAGGTTTCTCGTTCTTGGCTGTCCGTTCCGCAGCAGCGTCAAAATCAGATCGAACCTTCTCACGAGCTTGCTTTTTCTCCGGGGACTCAGGTTCCGGTTTTACATCTGGCTTTGCATCCGGCTTTACATCTGGCTTTGCATCCGGCTTTACATCTGGTTTTACTTCCGGTTTTACATCTGGCTTTACTTCCGGCTTTACTTCCGGTTTCCCCTCGATTTTCTTGGTAGCTGCCGCAGCCGCTTTCTGTTGCAGCTTGATTTTCCAATGCCGATCTTGCCCCGGGACAAGCCGCTGAATAAACGCCCACAAAGCCATCTTCAAAGCGGACACTTTCGCAGCATCCCCGGCGGATTGATGATCTATGAAAGCGTCGGAGGTGCGCACTTTCCTGTCCGCCCCGCGCCACTTGCCTCCGACCTTGGTATGCGCGACTCCGGCGGCGTCCGTGATCTTCCAACCCTCCGGCAACTTGTCCAGCGCCCCCGACAAAACCGCTTTCGTTCGGGCGGCGTCCGTCCCCTTCGGGGTCTCAGGAGCGGCTTGCTCCCCGTCCGCTTTCGGAGACGTCCCGGCACCATCCTTTCCTTGATACTCCCACTGGTCCCCGACTTTCCTGCGCATCCCGCCCCGGGGACCACGCTCCCAACCACCTTCCCCGGCTTTCTCCAGGTTCGTATACTCGCCCCATTTGACGTTTGTAATGAGATTTGTGAACGTGGTTGTCATCTACTCCACCTCGACCGTGATGCTTTTGATTTTCAAACCCTTCTTGACAACCTCTCCACCGAAGTCAAAGTCACTGCTCTCGAAGAGCGCGTCGACTTCGTTATCGGCGGGCGCTTCTTCCCCCGTCTCCGGCCCCGCCGGAGCGCCTCCCTCTTCCCCCGCCGGAGCGCCTTCGCTCTGTGCCATCATGGAGGCTGTCTGCATGTAGCTGGCGTTCATAATCATATCACCCAGCGGGCTCGCCAGCGGCTTCAAGTCGTGAGTCGCTCGAACCTCGTTGATGGTTTTCCAGTGCTGGACGGATTTGGCGTCCAGGTCAATCCGGCGCTCTTCCGTGTTGCTGTCGAAACCGACAAATCGAAACTCAAACGAGTCGTCAATCTGCCACATAACGCCCGTGTTCAACCAGCTTTCCAGAGATCGCAGCAACGGCCGCAAGCCTCGCTCTCGGGAATAGGAGATTTTGTCCCCGACCCCTCCGGAATTGAGCGTGTTACTCTGACCCTCGTTGCCAAACTGGTAGCCCACTTCCGCCGGGTCCATCTGGTAGACCATGGCCGCCTGCCGGAGCAAGAACGAAATCCATTTGTCGTACTCCATCTCCCGGTTGGTGTTGGACATCGAAATATTTTGCAGCTCTTCCTTAGCTTCCGGGTCAAGCTGAATAATCGGGGTCTTGTGGGCGTTGCTCGCTCCGGCCAGCATGGCGTAGAATTCCCGGCGGAAAGCCCGGAAGAGTTGGGGGGACATCTTGCTCTTGATAGCCAGGACACCGGAGGCGTGCATACCGTGTTTGAAGTTGGTAGCGTTGTAGATCTCCGCATTGAGCAGATTGGCCACGACCCGCACCAACTCCTCCAGCTCCGGGTAACCGTAGCCATTGGCCCGTATCCAGGTCCGGGGGCGCCGGATCCCGAAAACCATGTCCTCCGGGGAGAATTTCGCCACGATCTTACTATCGACGAGCTGGATGTATCCGGTTTCGCCCCAATTTCGACGACCTTGCTCTTTCTCCTGCTCCGTGAGCGCCGCCCGTCGGATGGTCGATGCGTCCACGGCCACGAGCCCGGCAAGTTTGCCGCCCCGGGTCTTGACGATCTCGAACGTCGCTTGGTCGAAAATCAGGCTGTCCCGTGTGATTTTGCGGACGAACAGCTCAAACCGGTTGTCGTACGAGAGCCGGGGGTCTCCGCAAGTGGTGAACCACTGCGAATACTCCTCCATTTTCTTCTGTTCCGCCCGGGTCGGTTCCCGCTTGCTGTCCCGGAGGGCAATCTCGAAGCCCGGGGCATACCTGTTTTCCTGACGGCTGGCGAATTCAGCGACTTGGTTTATCCGAGTGTTGATAATGGCGGAAATCAGGGGCACCCTGGACATTTGCCGCAAGACCTCGTACTCCAGGCCGCAAGTCCCTTGGTGATGAGGATTGGCCAAACCCAGCTCAGCCAAAGACTCGAACCAGGTGTTCATCTCGATTTCGTGGGCTGACGGCTTCGCTGTGGCGTCGGACGGCGCCGCTACCCCGCTACCGCCTTTGATGAGACTCGTCTCTCGCCGCAAGAGTCCGTTCAACCATTTCATTTAGACCCCCTCGCTTCCGGCTCTCGTAACCGAATATTCTTACCATCCGACCAGAGCTTGTGCCGGGTCTCAGGATTCATCAACTGGTAGGGCCGGTTTCCAAGATCGTCCAGATTTCCCACGGTCCACACTTCCGTATACCCTGGATAGCCTTCCGCAATGACCTTGTCCCCGTGAGCAAATCGAGCAACGGCTTCCGATTCTTCAACCGGCCCCGGCTCCGGCTCTTCGTACGTCGCCTTGGTCTTAGCCAGGGCGATAGCTTGCTCTTTGGTCTGGGCGCCTATCCAGTTGCGCCCGGTAGCGTCCCGGACAAACCAGCGGTTCTGCGCCGGGATGAAAAAGACGAGCTGGTCGCCCTCTTGGTGCCGGTCGATAGCGACCGCGTCGTACTTCTCTTTCCAGGCGGTAAGCCCGGGGTGTTCTTCGGTGACGACTTCGGTTTCCGGGAGAGCAACGGATTCCGGCCCCGAAGGGACTTCCGTTGTTGGTTCGTCCGGCCGCTCCGGTTCCGGCTCCTGGACCGGCTCCGGGATTTCTGTAGACTTTGTGCCGATGTGCGTCAACAGTGCGCTTTTGGCAGCGTCTCGATCGGCGGCCTTCCCGGCGGCGTGATAGTTGCGCAAAGCATCCGCCGTCTGTCGGGTCGCTTGCGCCCGCTGAAGCACTCGCCGTTTATCTTCCGGATGTTCCTGCGTCTCCGCTGCCTGCTCCTCCTGTTCTGCAAAATGCAATAGCCTTTTGACAGCCTCGTCCACGTAATAGGACCACTTGCCGGACTTGGGCTTCTCCTGCTCCACCGCTAGCATGACGCTCTGGATAGGCTTGACAACGCTATCCCGAATCGCTTGACGATAGCCGTGCGTCTGCTTGTTACTGTCGTCGTACAGGAGATTGGCGGCCCCTCGCAACGAATCTGCTGAGCGATCTCGAACTATACCAGACTGAGAAAGCAGTCGCGGGTCCATCCGAGAGATCCAGGTCGCCGCCCCTTGAACCAGGTCGGTAATTTTCCGGTCTCGCTGCTGCTGCGTCTTAGACTTGCGTCCCGTGGGCGTCGTGTGCTCGTCGGAATCGGCGCTTTCAGCAATGAGTTTTTGCAACAAAGCAAACCGCTCCTGGGGGTCTCTCCCTTCGTCTCCCCACTCCCCGGCCTCCGGAGGGCGTTCCGGCTCAGGCTCCGGCTCCAAACTCAGCTCCGGCATGGTCTCGAAATGGTTTTCCGCTTCCCGGTCGTACCGCCCCATCCACTCCGGGTGATCGTCCGCCAACTGCGCCATCTGCTCCAGGTATATCTGCGACCCCACCTCGTTCAACGTGTACTTGTCCATCTCGTGGAAAGATTCTTCGTACTTGCGCTTGAATTCCTCGTAAGTCGTTGCAGAGCTATTCCAAGGAGGCCGCACAACCCGCTCCGGTTTGGGGGCGATATCCGGCTCCGGTTCCGGCGCCTGCACTGGCGCAACAGGTTTCGGCCGGGCCACTTCCGCCAACTTCTCCAGGGCTTGTACCTTGGCCGCCCGGATTTCCTGGGGTCCGCCCAGATCCAAAAGCGCCAGATGTCCCGCCAGATGGGATACCAGCCTGACCAGCTTGTCCTCTTTCGTCCCGGAGAGCCCCAGCTTCATGCCCCGGAGCTGCTCGTCCAACTCCGGTACGTCCATGTAGATGTACCTGGAGATCCCTTCCTCGACCGTCTCAAACGTCTCCAGAGGCTTTGCCTGTCCTTTAGGCTCGTCGTAGACGTACGCCCACGTCAGCTTGCCGTCTTTCCCCCGGACCCGCTTCCGGCTCTTGTACTTGCCCCCCTCCCGGCCTTTGATAAGGTCGGAGAATGTCGACAATGCTTTGCAGTTTTCACACTCCGCCCCTTCCGGGTCGTTGTCGTCACCGTCAAACAGCTTCTTTTTCTTGTCGGCGTCCGACTGTTTCTTCCGGGGCTTGTCGCAGTCTTTCTTGTCGTCGCAGTCGTCGCACGAATGCTCCTGTTTGCAGTCGTCACCTTTGACGAGGTCTGAGAGCATCGCCAACGCTTTCTTAAAGCGCTCCGGCGTCCCACCTGGCACTACCTTGTCTTTCATATCCGCCCGAAACACCCCGGGAGTCTCAAACGCCGTCTGCAACATATCCTGCATCGACATATCTACAACCATGACGTTCATGCGCCGCTCAGGAGCGATGGTCGTCATCGCTGCAAAACGGTGGTGACCGTCCAGGATGTAGCGGTCTTTGCTGATAATGATGGGCTCTTTGTCCGGGCTGTACGTCCCCTTCAGCTTGGCGTCCGCCATGCCAAAGGTCTTCTTTGCGGAGATCTCCCGCTGAGTGGCCTTCAAGTGTCCGACTGCCTCCGTCTCCCGGCTCATTTTCACCCCTTTGTCTTGCAAACGCTTGACGAAAGCGGCCATAATCGTCCCTTGAAAATCGGCGGACACTCCGGCTTTGATAGCAGCGTCGACCTTCCAACCCTGTCCTTTCTTTCGTAGCGCCTCGAAAGTCTCGTCCAAGAGCTGCGGCATTTCAGACCTGGGGATGTTCATGTTGTCAGCACAAACCGGCGGTGAGCGCTTGCACACGTCGGCGGCCTTGCCGATACCTTTCCTTATCTGCTTGGCTATTTTCTTCGCTTGTTCGACATCGTCCCCGACAATCTGCATGTTATACTCGGACAGCAGGGTATCGTCTTTGTCCACGTCGCCGTCTTTGTCCACGTCTTTACCCTTGCTCCCCGTCTGTTTCCCCCCCGGCTCGTCGTAGGTGTACGCCCACGTCAGCTTGCCGTCTTTCCCCCGGACCTGCTTCCGGCTCTTGTACTTGCCGCCTTCACGGCCTTTGATAAGGTCGGACAACCATTCCATCAGCAACCCCTCCAGGCTTTGACGAGATCCGCGAAGAAACCGCCCTTATCTACACCCAGCGTCTTGATTGCGTTCTGGACCTGCCAGTTGGTCAACGCCCGGTAGGCCGATCGGGCTGACATTGCGGTGTCCCCCTCCAGTTTGTCGAGCTGCGCCACGACATCTTTCTTATCCCACTTTCGGGGATCGTCGGGAAAGCTGCGCAAGTGCGGGTTATTGAGCGCTTGATCCCGGATGTGCTGGATCGCCTGCTCTCTCCCGACCAGAATGTCATCCCGGGCCGGCTTCTTTGGCCCCAGGAGATCGGACATCTTTTCTTTCTGGCCGAAGATTCCAGTGCCGGTCTCTTTGCGTTGTGGAGTCGCCCCCGCCGGCTTTCCGAAGAGGCCGCCGCCTCCGGTGCTGACTCGCCTGGAAGAGCGGGCGGCCCGCTTGTGCTCCAGAGCTACTTGATAGTGATGGAGCGCCTGGTCGTTGTCTTTGTTTTTCTGGTGATAAGCACCGATCCCCGTGTGATACTCCATCTTGTTCTTGTGATAACCTTCCGCCGTCCCCCCGTGAGTCTTGGGGTCATGCTGATAGACATACGTGTACCCGCCGCCCGGTTTGGGAAACCGCTTGATGTACTTGCCGCCCGGTTGCTCTGCCATCTCGATCTCCTACGGCTTGAATGCCTTGACGATGTCACTGAAACCGGGAGCCAGGGCTTTCTTCGTGTTGGCAAGCTGCCAGTTGGAGAGCTGGCGAATAGCGTCCCCAAGCTCTTTCTGCTTTGCCAAAGCGGCGTCTCGCTCTTTTCCAGCGGCCGGGACACGAATCCCACTCTCCTCCGTCTTCAGCTTCAACTTGAGAGCGTTGGTCTTCTCCTGGGTCCAAGTATCCGGGTTGCCCAGCGATTTCAAGTGCGGATTGCCCCCCGTCTCGCCCTTCGTCTCCTTGGCTTTCTTCGCCGCAATATCGCCCAACTTCGGCCCCGAGTGATACTTGAAATTGCTCCGGATTATCGGATGCTCCCGCCCCTCACTGGCAAGGATCTTTTCATGTTCGGAGATCTCGTTGTCCAGCCACTTCTCCGCAACATCTCTAGGCTTCTTGTAGCCGGTTCCGACAACGTCCTTGGGCTTGATTTTCCCAGAGGCTAGATCCTCTCTCATCTGCTTGTGATCGGCCAGCTCTTTTTCAACGCCTTTCTTCGACAACCCGGGGTGCCCCCCGCCTTCCCAAATCATCTTGGCATAGTCCTCGAACGTGCCCTTGCTTGGGTCGTGGACGAGATTGCTCTCTGTTTTCTTCTTTACAGCTTCCCCGGCCGCAACAAGATCGTCTTTCGTCATGTATCCGGCGGCGGTCTCTTTCTTCCCCAAGGGCAGCTCGTTCTTTCCTTTCAAATCCATCGGCAAAGCGGGATTCTTTCCTTTCGGATCGTCATAGACGTAGGTAAACCCGCCGCCCGGCTTGGGTACTCTGCGGAGATACTTCCCGCCCCGTGTTTCGCCCTTGATAATGTCGCTGAAAAAACCCATGCTCTGCTCCTTGCCGTACCGGCCGGCGGCCTTGACGATGTCGCTGAAAAATGTTGCTGCTTTGACAGCGACTTTCTTCCCCTTGTTCTTGCGGTCCTCGACCCATTGGTTGAACTGCCCGATGTTCATAACGGTGTGGCTCTGGTAGAAGCCCGGGCGGTCATACTGCTTCTTGTATGCCCCGACAGCCTCTTCCGGGGAGTTGAATCCGAGCATGACCTTGTCTTCGTCGTACTTGCTGGTATCGGGATCCTGTTGATGCACTACCACTACCAGAGGTGAAACAGCGTTGGGGCCCACGTAGCAATCCAGCTTGTCTCCGTCCGCCCCCTCCGTGCCTCGAATCTCGCCGTATGGATAGTGCATATAGGTGGCCCATTTCCGACCGTCCGGCGCCGTGCCCCGCCGATAGCTACCTTCCCGATTCTCGACGTCCACCATGAGCCCCTGAAACTTGAGATAGCCTTGCAGGGGAAACTTCTTTCGCTTTCGCTTGGGCTTCTCTACGTTCACCGGAGCATCTCCCGGGGGAACCTCAATGAAGGTTGCGTTTTCCTTGGACATCCCCTTCCCCCTACGGTTTTATCCGCCGCTGGTGACCGCTCCGGGCCGTCCGCGCCTTGCGAGCTTCCCGCCGCTGCTCCGCCCCTTTGATCTGGGCGATATTGTGGTTGAAGTGCAGGTCCACATACCAGAGGCGGCCGTCCAGCTCCACTAACCCCCGGTTGTCAATCCGGTCGGACTTCTCAGCAATCTCCCGGGTCGCACGTAACTCGACAACGTCCGGAAAGAAAAACTCTCCCTCCAGATAAAGACGTACCTTCTCTTCGGGAGATACCTCCCCGGCGCTCAAGCGACGGATGGTGTTGCGCCGTTCCCGGACCCGTTGCTCTTCAATCTGCTTTCTTGTCTGTTTCCCGGGCATGTTACCACCTTCGGTGCTTAGAGACCTTTGATCCGGCTGGTCATTGTTATCGTCGGAACCGGCGTACCGCCGCCGCCGACGAACTTGACCTTGATACCCTGGACGATGTCGTCGATTTCAACGACCTCCGTGGCCCCCAGGCCGGACGAATGCACCCGCCAGACGTTCTGTCCCGGCACCATCGTTTCCACGGTCACGGAAGACCCGTCCAGGTCACCGCCGATAACGAGCTGGTGGCGGCCGAAGATGCTGTCCAGCATGTATCCGGCCTCGTCCTTGAAGATGCGAAACTCCAACGCTCCCGGACCTTTCCAGGCGGAATCCGTTGTAATGAAGGTTTTGGTTTTGGTGCTCATGGATGCCTCCTCCTAGCCACTAGGATAACCGGAAACGAGCAGTAAACCAGAGCCTTCCGCAAAATATAGCGGTAAGTCTCTCACGTCCCCCTGCGCGCCGAGAAGCCACCGGCTTGAGCCGGTGAAGGGATAGGCGCTTTTATGTTGACAACCCCGTCTATGCGTTCTAGTATAGACAACATGAAGTTGATAGCAACCATCAAATTGGCTCCCACCCAGGAACAGGCAATGCTTCTCCAGGATACCTTGAAGCGCTGCAACGCAGCCTGCAACTGGATCAGCGAGCGGGCCTGGGAACACAAGTGCTTCCAGGTCTATCGTCTGCAAAAGGAAGTCTATCTTGACGTCAAGCAACAATTCGGATTGACTGCCCAAGCAGTTGTCCGTAGCGTCAAGAAGGTTGTCGATTCCTACCGTCGTTTTGCGAAGAAGCAGCGATCCTTTCGCCGACATGCGGCCCAACCCTACGATGACCGGATCTTCCGATTCTGCAAGGATGATGTGGTGTCGCTCTGGACCCTGACCGGACGGGAAAAGATCCCGTTCGTCTGCGGTGAGCACCAACGACGGATGCTTGAACACCGGCAGGGTGAAGTTGAACTCATGTTCGTCCGTGGCCAGTGGTTCATTGCCGCAGTCTGCGACATCGACGAACCTGAGACGTTCTTTCCTGAAGGTGTGCTTGGAGTGGATCTCGGGATCGTCAACCTGGCCACTGACAGCGACGGAAACAACTACTCGGGTGCCACCATCGACGATGCCAGGCGCAAGCACCAGCATCGTCGCAAGAACCTGCAAAAGAAAGGCACCAAGTCGGCCAAACGAAAACTGAAGCAGGTGTCTGGACAACAGGCCCGGTATCAACGAGACAAAAACCACTGTATCAGCAAGGCAATTGTGCAGAATGCGCAACGCTCCCGACGCGGAATAGCCCTGGAAGAACTTACGGGCATTCGCGATCGGGTTAAGGCCAGACGCAAACAGCGGGCACGATTGCACAACTGGGGCTTCGCACAACTGCGCAGTTTCATAGAATACAAGGCGCGGTTGGTGGGCGTTCCCGTCTATCCGGTCGACCCGCGCAATTCCAGCAGGGAATGTCCGGCTTGCGCCCACATCAGTAAGCGCAACCGTCCGACCAGGGACCATTTCTCGTGTCAGTCCTGTGGCTTCGCTGGCCCGGCTGACCATATCGCGGCGCTCAATTTGAGTGCCAGGGCCGTTGTCAACCGGCCAATGGTGGGGGGAACTATGCAACATCAGTCTCCTACTCACAAGCCCTCGACTTTAGTCGAGGGTTGTTGACGCAAAAATCCCTAACAGAGCCCTCAGTTTTCCCTTGACTACGATTCCTTCGTAGTGTAAGGTCGCCGCTGATTGCCGGGTTTTTCCGGTCTTGATAACTACGTGTAGGAGGGGGACATGGCCAAGAAGCAACTGCCGGAATCGTACCATTGCCCGTTGCCTGACGAGCGAGTAGCTGTGACCCATAAATTCGTCGTGGGCGGCAACAAAGGTTATATCACGGCGGGCATGTACGAGGATGGGCGCATCGGGGAGGTGTTCATAGTGATGTCCAAAACCGGGAGCAGCATGGCCGGACTGTTGGACTGCTTTTCCATCGCTGTCAGCACCGGGTTACAACACGGAGTGCCCCTGCAGCGCTTTGTGGACAAGTTCAAGATGCAACGCTTTGAACCGGCCGGCTTCACCGACCATCCGGTCATCCGGGACGCTACCAGCGTCATCGACTATGTCTTCCAATGGCTGGAGCTGCGGTTCTTGACCAACAGCGAAAAACAGTGACCGCTCTCGCTCTGGTCGCAACCCTGCTGTTTGCTCCGGCTGGTCCCCTGGGGGATGATTGCATCCCGGCCGCCGGAGCTGTCTATGGTATTGCGCCGGAGGTGCTCCGGGCCATCCGCCACGTCGAGGGTCGGGGGCTGCTGAATCCAACGAGCAGGTATCGTCCCCAGCCCTGGAGCCCGAAGCATCCTTGGGCTATTGCCGGCCCCTGGCAGGTCACGCACGGGCGTTACGGGCACCTGCGGGCGGAGATCCTTACGACTTCGATGTGCGCCGCAGCCTTTGACGCAGCAAAATATCTCCGAGAATGCTTGCGGATGTGTGGGCGTTCAAGGTATCTTGAGTGCTGGCATGAAGGGCCGAGCGCCCGGTTCCATACCCGG